CCCATGTTACGACTTCGTTAATGTATTGTTTTGTCACTCTAGACTTCTTGACTGGTGGTTTTGTTTGTCTCTCCGGTTTGACTTCAATCATCATCACTTTAGTCGTACCATCTTTCTGTTTGAATCTGACTAGAAAGTCTGGAAAGTATCGGTGCATCTTACCATCGACGGGTGATTTGTATGGTACGAATAACTCCTCAGATGCCCATTCGAGAACACTATCATTTGAATCTAACCAGGACATGACTCGACATTCCCAGGATGATCGATAGATAATATTATGTGGATCTCCACGATATTTACGTGGATTTCTAGGAGTAAATTTACCTTTGTACGACATATAAATATAATATATATCAAACTTCAGTTAAAAAATATGGCTAGTCTAATAGTTGAATCGACAAGTAATGGCAGCGGAACTCAAGGTCCGACGGGTGCTTTATTTCAAGATGATAAAGTGATAAAAAAATATCAATATCCATCAGATTTATCTTCGTTAAAATCCCAACACTTCATAGTTTTTACCTTTATGAAAGTGACGCCGGGTTTTAAACCAAATGTTGCAACAAAAACTATATCAAATTATGAGAAAATTAGTGGAGATAATCCAGTAGGAATCGACCCTAGGAAAGTTGCAGGTTTTGAAAACCTAAGTCTTACTGAAAAAGCTGAAGCTGAATTTAAATATGCTGGACAAACAGCTGTTAATATGGGTACAGCTTTAGTGCAGGCCGTTGCAACATCTGGTCCTTCTCGCACTGTAGACAAAACCGTTGGTTTATATATTCCAGACACGGTAAATGTTAGTTATTCAGCGCAGTATGAAGAAATTGGATTATCTAAAGCGCTTGGTACACCATATTTTTTAGCTCAGGCTGGAGTTTCTGCTTATGGAGCATATAAAAATATGAAAGAAGGTAATCTTACCAATATAGCTAATGCGGTGGGTAACGACCCTTACGCTAGGGAAGCTATCGGAAGATTTCTAGGAGGAATTAAAGGATTAGGAATTGACGGTGAATCCGTATCAAAATTACTAAATCGTTCAGCAGGAGAAGCTTTTAATCCTCAACTTCAAGTTTTATTTCAAGGTATAGATTTTAGAAGATTTCAATTTGATTTTACAATGACTCCCAGTAATTTAAACGAAGCTAAACAAATAGAAAATATCATATACGCTTTTAAATACGCTTCTGCTCCAGAGATACAAATTGGAAAATTAGGTGATACTATGTTTTTTAAAATTCCAGATACAGTTAATGTTGAATTTTATCAGAGTGATGCTCAAGGAGCAACAAAACAAAATCGTAATGTTCACCGAATCGGAGAATGTGTGATAGAGAATGTTACAGTAGATTATGCTCCGATGGGATGGTCAACATATAAAGACGGATATCCAGTGCAAACTAAGTTATCAATACAACTTAAAGAGATTGGAATTATCGATAAAACTCAGATTGAAAAAGGATACTGATGTTATATTTCGATACTTTACCTAAGATTTTTACGACTGATCAGAATGGTAATTATATTCTGATGACTAATATTATGGCGAGATCAAAAATTCTTGACAATCTTCAAGATAATGCTTTGTTATTCTATACATACAATATTCAAGAGGGTGATACACCCGAAATTATAGCACACAAATATTACGAAGATCCATATAGGTATTGGATAGTTTTATATGTAAATCAATTGATGGATCCACTTTGGGATTGGCCAATGAACTATCAAACATTTAATGATTACTTGGTTGCAAAGTATCAAGCGGAGTTTATTAGATCATATAACTCAACAAATTATCCTGTTACGATAGAATCTTTAAATTTAACTGAAGATGATTTGAATAAATTAGTTTACGCATATGTCCAATCTACGGTTTATAGGTACGAAAAGATTACTACTACGACTGATTTAGAATCAAATCTTGTTACCGTAAAGAAGAACTCGATTGATTTTGATGATTACTATGCATTGGCAGAATCTACAACGACATATAAGATTCCATCCGTTTCAGGAGAAACACAGGTTACTGTTTCAATTTCAAAAAATATTGTTTATATCTATGATTACGAAAACGATTTGAATGAAAGTAGAAGAGAAATTAAACTATTAAATAAGATTTTCGTTGGCAGTATAGAAGAACAATTTAAACAATTAATGAGTATGTAATGCCAATAATTGATAGCGGTACAACTTCAGAAATTCCTAGAGGTGTAGAACCTGGAATTACGATTCCAGATGAATACTATTTAATAGATGTTACTTTAATCGCGACAAGAGAAACTATCAGTTTAAAATCTATGATGGTAGAATTGTCATATTTTGAAGACATTGCGCGTGGCACTATAACTGGTATAATTCTAATCAACGATTCTATATCTATTATCGACAGAATGGGATTAAATGGATCAGAATTTATACATTTAAAATTCAAAAAAGGTTCTCAATCTGCACTTGAAATAAACAAATATTTTAGAGTATATCGCGTTGGTGATAGAATAATTCAAAACAGTTTAAATGAATCGTATGCTCTTCATTTCTGTTCAGAAGAACTATTTCTTTCAGAACAGATGAAAATCAGTAAGTCATATAGTGGTCAAGAAATTTCATCAATAGTATACAACATACTAACTGTTCAAATGAAAATTAAAGATGGAGTAAATAGAAAAGTTCTAGTGGGCAAAACAAAAGGTTTGTATGATTTTGTATTAGGATATAAGAAACCTTTTGAATTAATTAATTGGTTGGCAAATTATGCATTACCTGTTGATGGTGAAGGCGCTGACTTTGTATTTTTTGAGAACTCAGAAGGATTCAACTTTGTATCACTACAAAGTTTATTTAAAAGACAAACATATGCTAGATATAGATATGTTCCAAGAACTGTACCCGACAGTTACGGATCAATTCCATTAGAAACGTCTCTTACTGGAATTAAGTCTTATAATATTCTTGATACTTTTGATTCTTTATATGCAACGACTATGGGTGTATACGCGAATAAAACATTAACTATTGATCCACTTAATAGAACGTTTCAGACAACAACATTTAACTATGATAAGTATTTCAATAAAGCGGATAAATTAAATTCAGGATCAATCGTTGGTAATCTAGAAAATAGATTAGGAAAAAGAGCGAACGAGAACTATGATGCAGTCTTCAAAGTTTTAACTTCAAATCCAAATCATAAAAAGATTCCATATGTCGTTGAAAAATCTTTACAATATAGTGTTGCAAATGACATTAAATCGGAAGTTTGGGTTCCAAACAGGACTGCACAGATTGCATTATTAAATTACTCACGAATTAAACTTTTATTATCGGGTGACCCTAATCTAACAGTTGGTTCTAAAATTGAAGTGATATTACCATCACAACGCGGTTCAGACGCATCAGGATATAATTCTGGTCAAAAAGATGAATATCATTCTGGCACATATATAATCACATCAGCAAGACATATAATTGATGTCAATATGAGGTATGAGACAGTCTTAGAGGTATCCACAGATTCGTTTGGTGCTGCACCACCAAAGTATGATGACAACTCAATAACTAAAACGGTGAATCAATGACATTTTCAAATAGAATGGGCCAAGATAATTTTGTTTGGTGGATGGGAGTAGTTGAAAAGCGAGATGATCCTCTAATGATGGGTCGCCTTAGAGTTAGAATATTTGGATGGCACACCGATGATTTGAATTTAATTCCCACCGATGAATTACCTTGGGCATTACCAATGTGTCCGTTGGGTACACAAGTCTTTTCAAGTCCAATGGAAGGAACATGGGTTGTTGGATTTTTCGCCGATGGTATGGGAGGACAATCACCAATTGTGATGGGTTGTTTACCTGGTTTTGAACAAGACTATAATAAATCCAAAGGATTTTCTCCACAGAATAAAGATACTGGACTTGGAGCATAATTTATGGCCACATTATTAGATGCAAAATATCAGAGTATAACAAATGGTATAGAATCAACCATAAAAGAAATTAAAGACACATCATTACCTAAATTGCCAACAGGAGTTATATTAGGTAAAACTGGCTTGCCAACTACTCCGCCGATGGCTAGGCAATTTTTAGCAAACACCGTGACGTTTAAAACAAATTCAGATCTAAGTCACTCATGTGATTTTACTTTTGACTTAAACTCTATGGATTTAAGTCTTGGGACTATACCAGATCCAGTTGCCACCATAAAGAAGGCTATCCTTGAAGGAAAGAATGCCGCAGCTGCTATTGTAAAACAGTTAATAGGTTTAGCTATTGATGAATTTAGATTAGCCACAGAGGGTATACTTTTAGCATTAAATTTTGATCCTTCTGGAGAATTATCTAAGTTGTTTTCTCAAGCGAAAAAAATCATCAGATTTATTAATGAGAAACTTAAAGAAATTGCCGAATATGTTGCTGTTGCCTCTTTATATTATCATCTGATAACATCGGTACAAGAAATTATAAATTTTATAAAAAGTTTACCCGCGAAAATATTAGCAATGATACAACAATGCTTTACAAAGTTTACAAATTCTATTAAAAATGCAGCAGATCAAATTGCTGCGTTACCGGGATCTATCATTAATCTACCAGGTGCATCGAGTACAAATTATGAACAATCTGTCACTTCATCAATTACTGCATTAACTGTTTCTGCACAATCTACGTTAGATTCTATGAATTCGGCTGTGTTGACCGCAAATGTTCCATCCGTATTGATGACTGCAATAAATTCGCCAGGAAGTGCAAATTCAATAGAATTACAAATGTATTTTTCTACTGCATATCCAAACTCAAATACAGTTTTAACAAGTAGCATTTCTTCAGTTAACACAACAAACGTTGCAAACACATTAATTATTGTTGATAATGTATCATCAAATGTAGCGAACGTCAAAGGATATTCTACGGCGAATGTATCATTACCTTGAGGACTATTAAATGGCAACTAAACCAGAAAATTGGAAAGCATGGACAGAACCAGAATCTGTAGCAAACGAAGATAATCCACCAAAGTATCCATATAATACTGTTTGGCAAAGTCAGTCTGGCCATTCATTTCAGATGGATGATACGCCAAATAGAGAAAGAGTACGCCTTGAACATAGATCCGGCACATTTATTGAAATGCATCCAGATGGTACAGAAGTTCATAAAGTATACGGTAATGGATATGAGATTACAATAAAAGATAAAAATGTTCTGGTTCAAGGATCATGTATTGTTGAAATTCAGGGTGATGTAAAACTGAATATCAAAGGAGACAAAACAGAATATATTGAAGGAAATTATGATTTAAGAGTGGGTGGTAATTTCTCACAACTTACCGAAGGAATTGCAAGCATAGTTTCAAAAGGTGATCTAGAAGTTCGAGCGGCAGCATCAGCGACTGGAGCATTAAAATTGAGCACTGGTGACTCAATTAATATAAGAGGCGATTTAACTGTTAATGGTGAAATTACTGGCAGTAAGATAACATCTTTGGGTAGAGTAGATGCCGTTACTGGAATTAGTGCTGGTCCATTAGGATTTGTTTCAGAATTTGGTGGATTATCGATTGGACTTCCTGTTGCAGTTCCTGGAAATATTATATGCTTAGATAACATAATCGCATTAAATTCGATGTATGCAACCAGTTCTATGTACGCCGGTATGTCAGTTAATGCAGGTATATCCGTGAATGCAGGTATATCAATCAATTCTGGTGTATCAATAACTTCGGGTGCAACAATATCTGCTGGTGGCCTAATAAGTACTGCTGGTGGAATAACAGCTGGCGCAGGAATATCGTGCGCTGGAATTATAAGTGCTCCTTTAGGTAATTTTGCTGTAATGGACGCACTTGTGATGACAGACGTTTTGAATACTGGTATTTATGACATTCACACACATATTGCACCACTTGGACCAACAACACCTCCAATACCTTCGATGTTCTAAGGAATTATTATGGCATCTATTTTCGAAAGACTTTCTTTTCCTAGAGATATAACTTCAAATGTTGTGACTTTTTCAACTGATGTTACCAACTATATGAATACATTGCCTAAACTGACACCAGATTGGCAATACACGGATCTTAAAAACAGAGATATAGCAGCGAATACTTATTTTAAAAATCCTGTCGCAAACACAACTAATAACATTATCACTTTATCAAATCTAATAACAACGGTATGTACAGGTATTATCGATCTTTCTGCAATTTATAGTGCATCCGCAAACGTTTCCGAATGTGCAAATAATTTTTATTATCATACGGACAGATTGTCGGGAGTAACACAACCGAATGGAAATACCGCTTCATTACCACACTATCAAACGGCGATCGGTGTTGGCAAAAATCTTACCTATCTTCTATATCAACACGAAGGAATAGCAAACAATTCTGCAATCGTAGGTAATTTTGGTAGTTTATATTCAAATAACGCACTAACATTCTATAGAAATTCCATATCAACTTATCCACAAATTATTGCAAGTACTGTATATATTGAAAATCTTAATGATATATATGGTCAACCATATCAAGTTGTTCGATCAAATTTATCACCAACTCTAATAACATCAATTACCAGTAATTTATCAAACATTTCCAGTTATATGATTAATCGTCAATCGTCGGACGTGCGTTTCTATAATGAGTCACAGAATGTGACATCCGAACTTACGACTTTTAAGAAATTTAGTAATTTAGGACAAACTGAAAAGTCACTCTTCAATGATTTAATAGGAACAGATAAATTAAAAGCCAGAATTAATTGAATAAATAAAAGATGGCAACCACACTAACAAAACTTTACTCTGATTTGGACTTTAGTTTTACTAAAACTCCTGGTCGGAATGACATTGCACTCAGTTATGATGACATGGCTGTGGTACGG